TGCATCTTCTTGGTCCTGCTTACACTACCACTCATCATGGCAAGCGTAAGTCTAAAATGACGACGTCGAAGTACACCAAAATTGGTTTGGCTTGGCTCGAAGACTGTAAGTTTTGCAAGCGTATTGGTGTTAAGCCAAAGACGTTCGAAGAATATCAACAGTACCGTGCTGGCAACTACAAGCCCAAACTTCGTGGCACACCAATGCCTGATTACAATGTATCAGATCATCGTAAAAAGTATCCATCTCAGAACGAGATCGGTGTACACTACGCAAAGAATTCCTCTTACGAGAAAGAAAAGCTTGCCGTCAGTGGCAATTATATCATCGGCCAAGCCTATAATAAAGGCGGACTTGTTGTCCTTTCCAAGTCTGAAGCGGCCGATCCGGCAACTGGTAAGAGACGCGGTTGAGCATCGTGTTCCTCCTCTCATCGTTGCCGTTCTTGGCGATCTTGGGCTTCTTCCTTTGGGTCGGGTTCAAGGTCGCCAAGCATTTTTTTAAATTCGCTCTTTACGGTTTTCTTTTTATTATTTTGATTCTTCTCGCTTTAGGGGGTTTACAAAATTAGTTTTTTGTAGTAAGATGAACCTATGATTGACCATACACCAACTTATTCCGCCTTTCGTACGCCGCTCGCAATGGCCGGTATCGATTTTTACGACCATCATTTGGTCGGTCTGACATGGCCATATATAAACTGTAAAGGCAAACAGTATCACGTCACGATGCTTGATCAAGGTTGGGTGTGTGACTGTCCTGGTTTCAATTTCTATAATAAGTGTAAGCACATTACACAAGTGCACGAAAAGGTGATAGCAGAATGATTGTTCAAAACGCAGCGACATGCTTAAGTTGCGGAGACTTTATTGTCTCAAAGCATCGCCATGATTTTGTAGAATGCACATGTGGTGCGATCGCAGTCGATGGCGGCCAAGATTATCTTCGACGTATAGGTGACTTTACGAATGCGACTGATCACTCATGGTCTATAGACAGTGACTTATATTTCGATTGCGCGCAGGCCGTAAGCGACGCTCTCGATACAGGAAGAAACAATATCGGAGTCGCGAATGCTGTGTTGCGTAAGCTTCGTGAAGCTGGTCGTATTGTTGCCGAGCACGAACAGCGTATCTTTGCCAAGAACAAGAACCTCGACGAGATCATGGTTGAAGAAGCCGATGGCACCATCAACCGTTATAAGAAAGTTGTAGAATGAAGGAAGCTTGTATCGTCGGATTTGGAATGATCGATGCTTTAGGCGATAATCCCATCGATTGCTGGGAAAATATGCTTAACGATCGAGACTTCCATAAGCCTATTGAACCTCACGTACAAGAAGGACATGGATTGAAAGTCAAGTATGGCTTTTATCCTGAGGTCGAGATCGACGAGAATTTTACTAATCGTACAGTCCATTATGGAATGTATGCCGTCGAACAGGCTATTCATATGTCAGGTTTACCGCACTCCTCAAACGTAGGAGTAATCTTCTCTACATTAACGGGCGGGAATACATCGAAAGCCCGTGCACGTGCAATAGGAAAGCCTTTAAAGCCAAAGCAAGGACTAAAGGTTACTATCGATTATTTGTGTAGCAATATCTCTATTAAGTATGGTTACACTGGTATCAACACGTGTGTGTATTCTGCTTGTGCTACCGGTCTCGTAAGCATCGATTATGCCATGCGTTTTCTTGATGAATATGACTATGTAATTGTAGGAGGTTCTGATGCAGGAGTAAATGATCTTGACTTGGGCTTCTTCTCTGCAATGCGAGCTATCGGTACGAAGTCGATGCCTTTCGATAAAAATCGCGATGGCTTTATTATGGGCGAAGGCGCAGGTTGTATCATCCTTCAGTCGAGAGAAAAGGCCGAGGCGATGGGCTCGAAAGTCTATGCTCGCATTACTGGAGTTGCTAACGCTTCAGATGCGCTGGATCCTACTTCTCCTTCTGGCACAGGAGCAAGAGCATGCCTTGAAAAACTGGATCTTGAAGGTGTTGACTCAGTCAACTCGCACGGTACGAGCACGCCGCTCGGAGATATTTCAGAATACAACGTGGTTCGCGAGTTTACGGATGCACCGATTTACTCGAATAAAGGCAAGATCGGTCATACCTTCGCTGCGGCAGGTGTACTTGAAACGATTTACAGTGTACTGTCTATTCAGAATGGTGTGATTCCTCATACCGCTGGCTGTAAGGACACTGATATGGATGTTGTGATGGAGAACATCGAGACAGATGTCAAGAAGGTTCTTGTCAATTCATTTGGATTTGGTGGTAAATGTTGTTCAATTATTGTTGAAAAGGAAAAGTAAAATGTCTACTGGAATCACTGTAGAACTCAATTGGGAAACTATAGACCACGTCGTGGTCGAACAACTGCGTAATACGTGGGAAGCTCTGAAGGGCAACCTCGGTAATGGCGACTGGGTTTTTGTCTGGGGCGATCAGGAAGCTGATGATGCCGAGATCCAAAAGCACATCGACGCGCTCGAACTTCTCCTCAAGTGGTACTCCACTCCCGATGAGTTGGTAAAAATGGGACTCAAAGAAGGTGCCTAAGTATCTTGTAGAGACAATCGACTTCTTTCGCATGCGATATGTCGTGGAATGCGAGAGCGCAGATGATGCCAAAGATATTGTGACTTTCAAAGAGGCTGAAGAGTTCAGTCAATTATATCTTGACGAAACGATCACTTCTACTCGCGTGATTGATGATGCAGAGTATCTTCGCTTATTCGACGAGGATAATGACTATTTGAAAGAGTGGTCAGAAGAGCAAAAATTTAAATACGTACATAAGGTAGAAGATAATGGAACAGAATAAAGTATATACAATTAAGCTCATGTCTGGCGAAGAAATCATCTCTCGCGTCAAGCAAGAAGGTGGTGTCACCGAACTGTTGAAGCCTCGTACAGTTGGTATGGGACCTCAAGGTTTTGCTATGATGCCATGGATGATGTCAGCCCCTGATAACAATGTCGTAATCTCTGACACTGTTATCGTCGGTGCGACTGAAACGAGTGCACAGGTTGCTACACAATATCTGAAACAAGTAACAGGGATACAAGTATAATGTTAGAATGTTTAATTATGGGCGACTCGATCGCCGTTGGTACTAAAATGTTTGCTCCGAAAGAATGTGTATCATATTCGAGGGGCGGTTGGAATACTTGGCAATGGAACAAGAAGTGGGGTAAAACTTCGCTTGAAGCCAAGACAATCGTAATCAGCCTCGGAACAAACGATCATAGCGGCGTTGATACGAAAAAAGAGTTGACAAAAATTAGAACTCGTGTTAAGGTAGGCAATGTAGTATGGATTATGCCTCCTTGTAACAAAGGCTTTTGCAAACCTAAGGTCAACGCCATAGTAAAAAGCATCGCTGTTAGTTACGGAGATCGTATCATCTCTACTTCGTATGTTCAACCTGACAATATCCATCCATCGTGGCGTGGATATAAAGATCTCGTAAAGAAAGCTGGAATATGAATCTCTTTATTCTCGACAGTGATCCTGTAGTTGCTGCGCAACTGCAGTGTGACAAGCATGTCGTGAAGATGATCGTCGAGAGTGCTCAAATGCTCTCAACAGTGCATCGTATGCTTGATGGTGAGCAGTGTCGTATTCCTTCAAAGTCTGGTAAGACGATGTCGAAAGCGTGGACTCTACCAGACGAACGCGAAGACACGTTCTATCGTGCAGTGCATATGCACCATCCTTGTACGATATGGACTGCGCAAAGTAATAACAACTACAACTGGCATTACGTCCACTTTGTAGCTTTGTGTAACGAGTACACGTATCGCTATGGCAAGGTTCATAGCACTGATACGCTTCTGCGAGAAGCTCTCAAGAATCCTCCTCGTAACATTCCAGTCGGTTACAAGACTCCTCAACCTCTGGCAATGAAGGCCAATCCTGAGTGTATTGACTATCACGATATCGGAGGATCTTATCGTAAGTTCTATCAGACGAAACAAGCTCGATTCAAGATGATATGGACGAAGCGTCCTGTGCCAGAATGGTTTGCAGTCGCAGCCTAATATAAATAAGATTAGATGGCCTTCCCCTCTGATGCGACAGCTCAAGGGAAGGCCTTTTTTTGTTTTTGATAAATAAGTTTAGAACTTAGAACGGTGCAACGAATGCTTTCTACTGATGCAAAATCCCAATCTGCTATCATTTCCCAATATGAATCAGAGTTGGCAAAGAAAAACATCAAGATAGTAAAGTCATCTCGTGGCGGTAAGCATCTCCGATTCTCATATTCAGGAGATCATAAGAAACTCCTAAATGATATTATTAAATGCGAGCTCACAGACAGCACGTTTGTAATCTCAGGAAAATATCGTACAGAAGAACTTACCATCAAAGAAGCTGTTGATGG